CAGAGGCGCTCGGAGTCGCCTCCTCGACGCTCACGAAATATGCATCGATGGGCGAGGAATGGCGCGACAGCTTCATCCGCCTCGATCTTGCCGCCGAACTCGACCGGCGCTGCGATCACCCCTTCCTGCTCACTGCCATGTCGCGGATCGTGAAAGACGAGCGCGTTCCGAGCTTCGGAGCGGTCACCGCCAGCGCAGTCCTGCGCCTGGATGGCGTTCTCGACGATGTCGTACGTGCGGTCGCTGCGGCGCTCGACGATGACGATCACATCGACGCTTCGGAACGACAAGCTATCCGCAACCGCATTGTTGCGGCTCAACAATATCTGGCCCGCCTCGATGCGATGATGATGGCGGGTGCCCGCTGATGCATGGCAAACCCAAGAACTCGACCATGACGGTAACGGCCATCTGCGCGCTGTTGCCGGACGACCCGGAAGCAGCCGTCAGCGTTGTCACAGTTGCCTGCGCTGCTGCCGCCATCACGGCCGGGCTCGACGACGAGGCAACGGTACACGGCCTGCGCGCGGCGCTCATATCCATGCGGGAAAACGGGTTTGGCGACATTGGTCGCAAGGGGGTGCACTGATGGAGCGCGCCACCCTTTCCCCCGCGTGCTGGACTGCCAGTGGGTCGGTCGGGACGCGCTGCATTGCATTGTTGCGGCGGGTGCGGGCGAGCGGCGACGCATACACGCTCATCCGCAACGTCGACCGTGATGCCGTGGTCAAGGCGCTCGCCGCCGGCTTCGTCGCCTGGGTCGGCCGTAGCCGTGAGGTCGTTCGGCTGACGGCAAGCGGCGCGGAATATCTCGATCGCCTGGCGAGGGTGGAATGAGGTTTTCTGCCCCGCCCTTAAGCTCCTCCGTGCCGTCGTCGCTGGCGGGGCCCCCGCCGCTCTCCCGCCAGGTCCTGGTTGAGCGCGTCCTGACGCTCTGGCTCCAGGAGAACCGGGACACGCACTCGATCGCCGCCGAACTCGGCATCGACGAAGACGAGGTCTGCAAGATCATCGAACAATCGGAAGGAAGAAGGCCGTGAGTGAGCAGCTTCCGAAGCTTGGGCCAAAAGCGCAGCAGATCGTCGATGCGGTGTTGCAAGCGGGTGTCTATCGTGCGGAGAAACAATCCGATGTCGTCGCATGTCGCAGCCTGAACGGCCGCGGGCTGATTGGTCGTGACAAGAAAGATGGTACGGTCTGGTACCCGACGGCAAAGCTTTGCGAGCTCGCCGGCGTGACGCCGCCGGAGATCGGGCAGGGGGGCGAGGGCGGAACCGGCGCGCCAGATTCTCGGGTTCAGCCCGAGGAGGGCGCCGATCGCCTCCCTGCGCCGGCCGAGATTGAGCCTTCGCCGACAGCGGAGCTGCCGCCGCTCACGCGCCTGCCGCATCATCCGCTCGCCGCTCTTTTCCCCATGCTGCCCGACGACGAGCTGCGCCGCCTCGCCGACGATATCGAGGCGAACGGGCAGCAGGAGCCGGTCTGGTTGCTCGACGGCAAGATCCTTGACGGGCGGAACCGCGAGGCGGCTTGCCATCTGGTCGGCATCGACGCCTGGACGAAGGAATACGAGGGCAAGGACCCGCTTGGCTTCGTACTCTCGCTCAACCTGCATCGCCGGCACCTGACGGAAAGCCAGCGCGCCATGGTGGCGGCGCGGATCGTCGATTGGGAACGCGGCATCAACCAGAGCACAGCCGGGGATGCAAATTTGCACGCCCGCGAGGCAGGGCGCCGGCTTTCGATTTCCGAGCGCGCGGTCAAGGCCGCAAAGCGGGTGCGCGACCACGGTGTCGAGGCGCTGTCCGATGCCATCCGCGACGGGCGGATCTCCGTTCATGCCGGCGAGGCTCTGAGCCACCTGGAACGGGCGGCGCAGGAAGAGGCGCTGCGGCTCGAGGAAAAGGAGATTATCCAGCGCGCCAAGGAAATCCGCCAGAAGCGGCAGGAGATCCGTCACGCCGTGCGGCTGACGCATATGGCGCATGTGGCAGAGGCCGGCTCGTCGACTGCGGGCAAGGTCGACCAGAAGTTCCCGGTCATCTATGCCGATCCGCCGTGGCAGTTCGGCGTGCGCTCGGAAGTGACGGGACGCGAGAAGAGCGCCGAGAACCATTATCCGACCATGCCGACGGATGCGATCTGCGACCTCTTCGACGAGATCGGCGCACCGGCCAAGGCCGACTCCGTGCTTTTCCTTTGGGCCACGAACCCGATGCTACCAGATGCATTCAGCGTCATGGCGGCATGGGGTTTCACCTATGTGCACCATTGGATCTGGGACAAGGAAGTGGCAGGAACCGGCTATTGGGGCCGCGACCGGCACGAGCTGCTGCTGATCGGTAGGCGCGGCGACCCGGTTTCGCCGCTTCCCGGCTCGCAGCCCGAGACGGTCTATCGCGAGCGGAAGGGCAGGCATAGCGCCAAGCCCGATTACTTCGCCGAGCAGATCGAGCGGCTCTATCCCGCCATGCCACGGCTCGAAATGTTCTGCCGCAGCCCGCGCCCGGGCTGGACGGCATGGGGGTTTGAAGCCGCGACAGAGGAGGCAGCTGAATGACCTCCATGCTTCCCATCATCGAGGAACTCGCCGATGCGCCGGATCACAAGGCGCGGGCGCGATGGCTGCTGGAAGTACCGCTGGCGGTGATCATTCGCGACCAGGTGACCATCCACCGGCTGCTCTCTGCGGCCGGTTTTCACGAAGGCCTTGCCTACTTCGCAGCCGAGATCGCGGCGCTTTCGGCGAGGCGCGGCCGGGACGGGCTCGCGCCGAACACAATCCGCATGACGCGGGAACACGCCCGCATTGGAGTTCAGATCATTGCGCGCGGTGGCGCGGAAAAGGGGGCGGTTCTATGATGAAACTAGTACGCGACAGCAATGCCAATTTCCTTGGCGGCTTCAACAAACGCCCGGCGCGCCAGGTAAGAGGGGGATTGGCCAATCAAAACGTCGGCGCACGTCTGCACGGCAAATGTGTACGCCAACCCTTTTACTATCGGCCATCGGTCACTCAACAGTGTGGCGGCGCTTCGCGTTGTCGCGACACTTTCAATAAAGCCTGTGTCCGGCAAACGGACGAGCACCGCTTCACTCCACGGACCGACATTCATGGCGAGCCTCAATTGCGCGATGCTGCCCAAACGTTCCGTCAGTTGAATGGTTCCGGCAGAGAGCTTGCGAGCACACCGTTGGCCCAAAAGGCGGCTTTATGGAGCGTGGAATGAGCCAGGAAGCCACAATCCGGCGCGGTGTGCGCAATGCGCGCTATGCGGCAATACCGAACCATGTCTTTGAGGATGCGCGGCTGTCGATGGAGGCAAGGTGGCTCTTGAGCTACCTGCTCTCCAAGCCAGACAACTGGACCGTCGTCATCGGCGATATCATCAAAAAGGGCAATTGCGGGCGCGACAAGGCTCGCAAGATGATCGCCGAGTTGGTCGACATTGGTTATGCAGAGCGCGAACAGCAGCGCGAGGACGGCAAATTCGGAGCTTCAGTGCTCGTGATCTTCGACGAGCCGCGCTGCGCCACGGCCGCTGAAAACGCTGCCGAAGCGTCTGGTGTTGCAATTCTACCGCAGACGGATTTACCGGCGACGGCATTACCGGCGCCGGTTTCGCCGGCGCCGGTAAAATCGGCACATAGTAATAACTCAGATTCAGCAAATACTGATTATCAGAATCTGAGAGAGGGCGGGCGCGAGGCTCCGGAAGATGGGCAGGAGCCGGAAGACCCGAGGAAGATCGACGCCGCCTTCTGGGCGCTGGTGAAGGATTGGCCCGGCTTCGCCGGTATGCCGAAAGAGCCGGCTCGGCGTGCATGGCACGCGCTGACGGCTGACGAGCGCCGGGAAGCGTCCGAGCGTTTCCCCCTGTGGCTGCAGCTGCTGAAGGCGCAGAAGAAATCCCACACACCGGCACCATCCACGTATTTCGGCGAAAAGCTATGGATGGATGTTCCTGCGCAGGATGAGGCGGCGAAACCTGCGAACGCCATGGCTGCACCGTTCGGCAAGCTCTGGTCGGCAACGCGGCTCGCCGAGCTGCTGCTGCCGCCGTCCGGGATCGTCGCTCCTCCGACGAAATTCGAACAGATGCAGATCGACGCCGGGCAGGTGTCCCTTGCTGACGTGATTGCCGAGAAGCGCATGCGCGCCGGATGGCCGTCGGTGAACAGCATGCAGGAACGGGCACGCTCGGCGCAGGGCTCGATGTGCCCGCTGGCGCTTGAAGAGGCGGGGCAGGGCTTCCAGGCGGTGAAGCGTGACGGCGAGCTGCTTGCCGCGTGGCAGCGTGAGCACAAGCGGCGCGGCTGGCCCTTTCCAGAAGGGCAGTTGCCTGAGTGGGTCTATTTCCCGGCGATCGAGGGCGAGGGCGATCTCGACTTCCTCGTGGCCGAAGCGGTCGAGCGCTACCGCGAACGAATTTCCGACTATCTCGCGAACAGGAGCAAAGGCGATGATCATGCAGCGTAGCACGTTTACCGGAAGCCCGATTGCGCTGCAGGGCACTGATCGTTTCGCCGATCGGATGCGGAGAATCAGCGACGGCCTGCTCGACGAGGGCGCGCTCCTCACGGCGAATCTGCGAATCAGCGGCGGTAAAGCGCCGTGGTTTGCGCTTCGGGTCTGGACGGGCCGTGAGAAGACTGTGGAAAAAAGTCTCGATTCCATGGGCGTGCGGTCGCTCGTACCGATGCGGAAAGGGCCGGATTTGCGCCGTCGCGGTCGGGTGATCGAGGGGCAGATGATGCCGGTTATCCATGGTTATGTTCTCGTGCAGATGATGGCGCTCTCCGAGTATCTCGCCGGATTGCTGGGCGTCGAGCATGTGATTGATGTGCTTGGCGGGTGCGAGCGACCCATGCGCCTGAGCGACAAGGAAGTCAGCAGATTCAACGGTCTGGCTAGCAAGGGTAACTTTGATTGGGAGCGCCCCGTTCACCTGGTGGTGAGGGCTGGAGAACCGGTCCGGATCACGGCAGGCCCGTTCTGCGATCGGAAGGCAATCGTCGTCACGCCAAGCAAGAAGGGCCGTGGCGACGTGGTGGTCGCTATCGACTTGATGGGCGGCGAAGTGCCGGTGACAGTGCCTCTTGCTTTGCTGAAGAAGTTGTGAGAGGCATCGTGCCATTGGATGAGCTGATGATCCTGCAGTGAGCCTCTGAGAACGCACGAGAGTGCGGGGCGAAAAGCCCGAGGTCGGTACACCGGTCAGCCCCAGCCCTGAGAGTCTCGAAGCCGAGGCACCGATTCAGGGCAAGTGCGAAAGCTATGGTTCCTGAGCAGAGTCCGACATCACTGCTCATTAGCCTGGTTTGCCGCCTCGATTTCTTTCAAGCGGATGGCGCGATACCTCTGAAGCTGAAGCTCGTCATTGATCTGCTTCCTTTTGACCTCAAGTGATTGCATCGCATCGGTGAAGTTTACGCGCATGCGGGCGCCGTAGCCTACTCCAACCACCAGTGCAAATGCCAGGAAGACGATTGAAACCGTTGCAAGCGCTGATCGCCGCCCGCCGTTCGCAGCAATGAATGCCGCTACTGTTCCAAGCAGGGTGAGCACCGCGGGTACGGTCGTACCGACTGCTGATTCACGGCTTATACCCGTCAAATAACCGATCATCATCCCCAAAAAAGAAAACGGAACTCCGGCCAGGAATAATTCTCTCGCGACAACAGCGGTTTTCCCGTCACGTCGTTTAGGGATTGTAAATACCGAAAAGGCGATCGCAGCGAGGACCGAACAGAGCAGATAACAGATGGTAGCGAGGCCGACTAGGGCGAGCGGTACTTTGAAAATGTCTTCGAGAGTATTGATCATCGGACGATATCACTCTCGCCTCGGAAAAAGCGATCAATTCTTTGTTCGAAGCTTGGCTCCTCCCTTCCGGCGGGAACCGCGTAAGTTTCCACCTTGATCTCGCACCTGCCCAGACGGGAAAGTTCATCGTCTGTTAGGATGGTAGAAGAGTTGAACTGCTTACGAAGGTCGTCACACTCTGCAGCATCAGGAGTATCCAGCGCCGCTACCAACACGCTCCAAATCACCAAAGCTGCTATGAGACGCGATAGGGCTCGGATCATTTCGAGCTCCCCCATTTCGACTGACGCATAGATTGCTTTATCAGGCTTTGTTTGGCAACGTTCAACTTGGGCACGCAGCCTTGAGAATGCACATCGATATTCAGTTTGATCTCCAGCAGTTCAATCGATCCTTGACGGATATCGAGCGAAAGCAGCTTCCCTATACCATCATGCTCACGCTGAACGAGACGGCCAAGGGTGGCCGCCTCGAAGTCCAGCGCGAGATGGATCGGGTCTTCGACCGGCCAACGCCTTATGCAAAGCGGGGCGTCGTTTATGACCGGGCATCGCGGCAGAACCTGCGGGCAGCGGTTGTCGTGACCGGCGACCGCACCAAGGGCGGCTTGCCTGCCACCGCATTTCTCGGTCCGCAGATCGAAGGTGGCATGCGCACCCACAAGGCCTTCGAGCGGCAGCTCGTTGACCGCGGTTTTATGCAGCGGAACC